ATTCTGCAAACCGTTCGACGGTTAAAAAGTTGTTTCTGTATTCGATATAAAAGTCTTCGCAATGTTCTAAGATTGCGACACGTTTTGCGTGGGTAATTTTTGGTGGGTTAGTGTTCATTTTATTTTGTATCCTGTTTTATAGATTTGGGTATCTGATATGAGTTTGAAAATATGTCCAGTTTCTTCATCGAAGAAATATCTTTCATTTTCATTCAATTGATCGAGTAACGCTTCAAAAGCCAAGTCTATTGTTTCAAAATTGATCGGGTATTTGAACCGTTCAAAATAACTTGCAAAGCTTCGTTTATAATTTTCGTCTTGGCAAAATATTTGATCTGGTAGCGGTTCATTTAAGACGTTAACGGCTGATCTGGTAATGTTATAGGTTTTCATACAATTGCCAAGCTTTCACTGTCAAATTCATAATCATTAGCTAAAATAGTATCGATGATTTGTTGATCGTCTGTCAGATAATCATATTCTTTTTCTAAATCGCGATACAAGTTACGCGCTATTGACTTCGCTTCGTCTAACAATTCTATATCGTCGGAGTCGATAGACATTGAGTTTTCGTGATAATACCGACCAATTAGATAGATATTGCCACGCTCATGTTTAGCTGTAAAACTTGCGCCATCACCTTGCGACCAAAAACCAGACCAACAGAAATCAATGTCATAAAATCCGAGTGATTTTAATTTGGATTTATATTCTTCTAGTACGCAATCAGTCCAGCATTCAGTATCGACGTTTATGTCACGATTTTTTTCAATGACTCGCTTTTTTTGCGAGTCATTTAATTCATCAAAAGTTAAATAAGTTTTAATTATTGTTTCTTGTCTCATAATTGTTTTGCTCTTTCTATCCAGTCGTTTGTTATTTCATAGTCAAGCTCATAAGCTGCAATACAAGCTTTTTGAGCTTTGTAGTGCAATCCTTCAAATTTAAATTTTAATCCAGTATGTCGCGCAAGTTTAGAGATTGCACCGCGTTCTGTAGTGGCATTTATTATAAACCGATGCACCCAGCAATAATTTAAATCAGTGCCGAAAGTGTCGGTCATTTCAAAATAAAATTGTTTCATTGTTTTTCTCCTTTGTGTCTTGAGTTTTTAATTGAGTATTTCATCGGATTAAATCCCTCACGAAAATAAGTCCCGGTCCGTATCGCTTTTGGGCTTCGGCTTTTAGGTCCGACGCTTCGTCCAGTAAATCGAGATAGATTGAGACTTGCTTTGGCTTGTCCTGAATCGAGCGCATATCAGAAGGCTTCATGTGACCGAGGCCGTTCTTGCAAAACCAGTTCACAAGTTTATTGGCGGATTTATGGACTGCCTCATAACGAGCGACAAGCGCATGGTTAGTTAGCTTCATACGACCTCCATTTTGCCGTCGATCATGATAGGGTTTTCTAGTGCGCACGCGCCGCAATTATCGGCGTGACGTGCAGAACTTGTGTGGTTTGAATAGTGTTTGAATTCGCTCATTTTAAATACTCCACAATTTCAAACATATTATCTGGGTTTAAGTTTTGAAGCTCGTGCATTAATTTTAAAGCTTCATGTCTAGTTAAATTTTTCCAGTTAGCTAATGATTTTGAACCATAGCTTGTAAATTGAATTATTTTGTAAGTTTTCATTTTAGTTGATCTCCGATAATTTTTCAAATTGTTCACTTGTAAATAATTTTTTTAAGTTTTTAACTTGCTCTAAACAATCAAGGTGCGTTTGTTTGGCTTTGATATATTCTGTTTCGTTTTTAAATTCATAGCCAAAATCAGAACAAAATTCGTCGAATGAGTCGGGAACATATTTTGTTACACAAGCCAAGATTGAGTAAAAGTCATATTTTGCTTTTTTATTTTTCTCTGTATTGGCTATTGAATCCCAGAAATCAAAAGTGTAGCTGTGACGTTTATTTTTTAAAGTTACGCTGTATTTATTGACCTTTGATTTTTTATTCCAGCTTGAAAAGTCTTGCCCGATCAATTCAATGTCGCAAGTCGTGTCAGTTTCAACTAGAAAGTCAATTGCTTGTCTGTTGTATTCAGACTCTGATTTGATAATTTTTAAAAGTTTGTCGTTGTTGTCCATTGTGTTTTGTCCTCTCGTTTAATTGTTTGTAACAATGTTGCTTTATTAAAGCAAGTTATTTTATAAAAAAATATTCCCATGACCTTGTAAGATTAAATTAATTACATGGCGTTCAAGTGCTGGCAGTTTGCGGCGTTCATTGCGCCATAAGCTTACAGCTTGTTTGCTGCATCTTAAGATTGTCGCAAGCTCAACGACTGTCATTATCTCTAAGGCCGTCTCGATTAATAGCGCATCGCTAGACTTGTACAGCGCGGGGTCCACGTTATCCCATTCATTGCCAAGGGCTTGCGCCTGATCGTTTAATAGTTCAAAACGTCGAGCGTTTAGAGCTTCAATATCATACTCGCAATTTTTACCGAGTCCGTCGCGTTCGATGAGACGTTCAACCTGTGCAAGTGTTAAGTGTTTGCAGTCATCTTTGATCATATTGAGCCTGTTTTGTTGTCTGTGAGTTTTAGATTTTTAAAAGCAAACTTTTTAACAATAGACCATTTTTTATTATTAAAAATAAATTCATTCATATCGTTTTTTTCCATTCGATTGATAATGTAGTCTTGCGCGACTCGGTGACCTGTGAGTCGTATCAGTGCCAAGTCGTATTGTTCGATTGCGTTTTGTACGTCTTTTAAAACTTTATCTTTGTTTTTATCAAAATATTCATCGGCAATTGTTTCATTGTCCAATTGATAATGGTTTTGAATTTCTCGATCTATTTTAGATTTTCTCATTGTGTTTTGTCCTTTAGTATTGGTATTTGTAACAATGTTGTCTGGCTTTAAACTTGGTCGGTTTCTACCTTGTTACTTTCTTCGCTTATTTTTTGTTCCACAAAACATATAAGTGAAGATATAAGTACCATATTAGGTAGATATACCTTTACAAGTTTAACATTTAAAATTCGATAAGTCAATACGTTTGATGCGCTGTATTATAATGTAACAATGTTGTCTATTATTAATCGCAAAAATCATAAAATTGTAACATTGTTGTCATATATTATGAGTCGATGCTGGCAATTGTTACGCGTTGGCATTTTAAAATAAACTTTAAGTCGATGCGCTCTAATTGATTGAAGCGTTTTAAGGCTTGCTCAACGTCGCTGTCATTATTGAATTGTACAGTGAATGAAATACCATTTGGCATGAGATACATTTCTTCAGTTGTAAGCTGTAAAATTTTAAGAAAGTCCATGAATATGATTAGTTGATTGCTTGGCATTGTGTTTGTCCTTTGTATTGCTTCACTTGATTGTGAAGTCGAATCACTTGTAACAGTGTTGTTTTATTAAAGCAAGATATTATTTTTAGATAATGTAAAAAATATAATGGCCGTAAAACTTGAAGCAAAAATGTGGGGATGGTGACGACGTTACGAGTGTTAAGTGTTTTACTTGTGTTAAATGTGGGGATCGTGACGACTTGTAGAATTTTCAAAGCCTGTGCAAATCGGAGGGGGTGCCGCAAAAAGTGGGAAGTGTGGGCGTGTGTAAAAAAGGGGTTCCTAAAAATTTCACAATTTTTACAAAACTTTTTCCATGCAACAATGTTACAGTCCTGTCAAGTCGTAACAAAGCGAAGCAAAACTAAACGTATGTCGCGTTGACAACAAAGTTCTTGTTCTCGCAAACTAAACACATATGTCTACAGACACCGCCTTAACAATCAACCAAATATTAATGAACACGTTAACGCCTGAACATGCAATGGACCCACAGGTGCTAAAGTTTCTCAACAACTACATCGAGAATTGGAATACGTCAGACTCTGCCAAAGTCGCAAATTTAAAAACAGAACAAGGTAAACGGATTCTACGTAAGCCAGACGTGCAAGCTGCGATCACTCGAATCAACGAGACCTTTGGTCGGCGTGCGAATTACGATGCGAGAGAGATATTGGAACGGGTCAATGAAGTTGCGCAGTTTGACCCATCTGAATGTTTTAATCCCGATGGAACAGTGAAAGACATTAAAGAGATGTCGGGACCTGCAAGGCGTGCAATTAAAAAGCTGGTTGTGAAAGAAGTGTGGGAGAATGACCCAAATGGTGTGCCTGTGATGACGGGATTTATTAAGACGATTGAGTTTTGGGATAAGATGAAGGGACTTGAATTACTTGGTAAAGACGAGGGACGATTCATTGACCAGAGTAAAATCACACATGAGATTGGCGGCAATTTGGCAGCAGTACTGTTGTCGTCAGAGCGTAGAGCACTGACAAGGGACGTGACACCTGTGAAGCTGAGTGGTGATGCGTACTTGGATAATGTGGGAAAGCAAGCAGCTGCGCTAGTGGGGGACGATGGAGATTGAACGGTGGTTGGTAGCTCATGGGTGTAAAGCGCAGGTGATGAAGATGCTGCGACGGTTTCGTCGTGGGCGTGAGTGGTGTGAGGACATTTTTGGGCTTGCGCTAGTGCGGTTTGGTGAGCGTGGCGCAGATGTGACTGAGATCAAAGGGTGGATGAGAACGACTGCATTACGGATTGCACTGAATGACATTAGACGACGGGTTGATGTACCACTGACAATACCAGAGATAGAGGACACCGCAGAGACGTTGTTAATTGACCATGAGAGGCGCGATCAGGTATTAGCAGCAATTGGTGACCTACCAGCCAGACAGCGAATGGCGGTGCTGTTACGGATCGTTGATGAGATGTCGTTTGCAGACATTGCATCGCGCATGGACTGTGAGTATGACACAGCTAAAGCGCACTACCGATGGGGGTCGCTAACATTAAAGGAGAGACTGTGGGAGAAGTAATTGTGTATCCGTTTCAGATTGCATACAAAGAGGTTGCATCAGCTGTAGCGCAGATCGGGTACGATAAAGTGCATGAGACCTTGATACATCAGGGGTTTAGTGAAACAGTTGCAACAGTAATAATCCGTAAAGCTTTATCGCGTGGATGGGGCAGTTAATGGATCAGAGAGACTTAGAGTCGTTTAAATTATTACTAGATAAATACCGATACGAATATCACAGACTGGTTTACATTCTATTTCCATTTGGTGAACCAGGGCATGAGTTAGAGACAATGGAACCGCTTGAGTGGCAACTTGCTGAATGGAAAGCGATGAGCGATCACTTCAAGGACCCAGCAAAAAGAGACATACCTTACAAACTTGCAATCAGTTCAGGGAACGGTATTGGTAAGAGTGCGTTTTTTGCGATGACATTATTAGTGTTGATGTATTCACAAAAGACGAGAGCAAGAATCACAGCCAATACCTACACGCAGATTAAAAATATTACTTGGGTTGAGATTGACCAGTGGGCTAGACGTGCAAGATTTTTTGATTTCTTTTTTGAAAAGCTAGGAGAGTCAATAAAGTCACGGGATGAGAATCTATCCGAAGTATGGCGTACTGATATGTTTACCTGGGATGCCAACAATCCTGCAGCAATCTCAGGATTACATAACAAAGGTGCGTGCGTATTTGTTGGTATAGACGAAGCGGCAGGTGTACCCGATGTAATTATTACTTATCTAAACGGTGCGATGACTGATACAGATACGATGAAGATTTGGTTAATGATCGGAAACTCGGATGACCCTGAAAGTTCATTTGAGCGCAAAATGATTGACCCAAACTGGGTAGCACGTCGAATTGATTCGCGTACTGTTGAGTCTGTGTCAAAAGACTTTATCAATCAAGTTCTGCAAGAGTGCGGTGGTAACGAGGATGCTGATGACTTCAGAGTTCGCGTTAGAGGGTTACCGCGCAAATCATCAAGTGACAGTATCATTGACGCTGCAGCAGTGGAGAATGCGCTAAATGGTAAGACTGAGATCGAATCACAGTCGATGTTACCGTGCGTGATGACAGCCGATTTAGCGTGGACAGGTGGAGACTTCTGTGCGCTTTGGATTCACCAGGGATCAGTTTCGATCTTGGTGGATTTTTATAAATTAGATAAAGAACAAGGTGAGACGCATGTCTACACATACCAACGAATGGTGATGTGGGAGAAAAAGTACAAAGTCGATTACGTTCTGATAGATCAGGCCGAAGGTACAGCTGTGTTTTCTTTTGCGCAAGCGCAAGGTAAATTTAACTGGGAACTGGTTAGCTTTGCGTCGTCACCAAACGATGCGCCCGACTTTAAAGACTCTCAGTACCAGAACATGCGTGCTCAAATGTATTATGAAGCTAAGAAATGGTTAATGCAGGGTGGAACAATTAAATATTTAAATGACGAATGGCGCGATTTAATTCGTAAGCAATTATGCTGGACCAAAGGCATAAGAAACCGAACGACGTTGAAGAAACAGGCAGAGGCCAAGATCGACATTAAAGCTCGCGTGGGTTCATCACCGGACGTGGCCGATGGCTTCGTACTTCGCTTCAGTCGCATTTTTTACGACCGACAGCCAGAGAACACCACGGAAGAGATGCGCGACGTATACGACACTGGTTATGAGCAAATAGAATGGAACCCGTATTCAAAGATGTAGTTGACAATAAAATGGTAATAATTAAGCATTAATATAAGCGAGGTACGTTTATGTGTAGCGATTGGGATCGACTGATGGGAAACTGTGACGACGAGGTTAAGTGGTATCAAGACCCAAAAACACTAGGTCAATTATCAGGTTGGATAGTTGGTGGTGGATTACCAGGTGCCTATATTGGTGGAGAAATCGGTCAACAAATCGGTGACGCTTTAACACCACCAGATTATTCTGGTCCCTTGGACGCTGCAACACAACAATTACTTGATGAAAAACGACGACGTGCAACCGAAGCAAATCGGAAAGATGTACGAAGCTCCCAGCTTGCAAGACTGTTCTTATCAGAAGACGGTACGAATTTTAACACTCCCTCTAACAGTTTCATGGGGTAATAATGAATTATAATAAAAGCGAAATCGAGCATCTGCGAACCACATTAAAAAATGAGTTCCAGACGTTTCGAGATGATTGGATTGATCGTGGTCTTTGGGTTGACCCAAGTCGTGTAAAGTACATGCTGGGTAGAACCAAGGGTAAACGCGACAACCATCACATCGTTGACATGACCCACTTGTTGGCTCATCGCTCAATGGTATCAGGGTTCCTAGAAGGTAACACATCATCGACACGATCATGGTTTAAGTTTGCCCACCCTGATAAAACTTTAAATAAATTAACGTCAGTTAAAACATACATGCAGAACCTAAACGACCGATGCTTGGCAATTGCTTCAAGCTCGAATCTTTATTCGTCGTTGGCGGAAGCGTATGCTGACTGGGGTATTTTTGATACCACTTGTCTTTACATTGATGAGTTGAAATCTGGACCACACTTCACAGTGCTCGGTGCAGGAACGTATTACTTGATGAATGACGAGACAGGTGTGGCGAACGTATTGGTACGTGAGTTCGACCTGACTGTTAAGAATTTAGTTGAGACATACGGTAAGAGAGTTAACGGCGAATGGGATTGGTCAAACTTCTCAGAGCGAGTTAAGAATCTATTTAAAGACGGTCAATACACTACAACAATTCGCGTGTGTGAGAAAGTTTGCAAGAATGACTTCTTTACAAACGACATGCCAGAGGGTGGACCGAACCGTAAGTGGGTATCAATCAGCTACGAGTGTGGTGGTACTGAAGGCGATCAGTATGCCAACGGTTTAAATAAAGACGACTTAACTAATGATGTTTACTTACGAATCCAACATCGTACTCGCAAACCGTTCATTGCATTTAGAAATAAAGCATCGAACAACTTTGCGTATGGCGAAACTGGACCAACGACTATGGCACTTGGATGTATCAAGTCATTAAATAAAAAAGCAATCAGCAAAGATACTGCAATTGATTTATTGTTACGACCGCCGATGCAGGGTCCAGCAAGTTTGAAGAAGTCGTATTTAAATACGAATCCTAATTCTTATACTCCAATGGATGCGCACGCACTGGCACAGGGTGGAGCTAAACAACTTTTCCAAATCGGTGCCCAGGCCGTTGAAGTATTGAATCAGGATACAGCCGATCTTCGCAACATGGTCCGTAAGGTTTACTACGAGGACTTAATGTTGTTCTTGTCGCAGAATCCAAAGACTAGAACTGCAGAAGAAGTTCGTGCGGTAATGAGCGAACAACAACTCGTCATTGGCCCAGCATTACAAGCGTTGAATCATACACTAAATAATCCATTAGTTGATTACCTGGCTGATTACGCGATCAATGAAGATCCGTATGTGGGTCCACCACCTGAAGAAATTCAGGGTACATCACTTCGCGTAGTATTTATCTCTGTGTTCGCGCAAGCGCAACGTGCAGCGGATTTACCAAGTATCGACCGTTATATGTCTGCAATGAGCGGATTATTCCAAGCGACACAAGACCCAAGAATTTGGGATAAAGTTGACACTGATGCGTATGCTGATCTGTATGAAGATCGTTTATACTTACCTGTTGGTCTTAATCGTGACCAAGGTCAAGTCGATGCAAAACGACAACAGCAACAGCAACAACAGCAACGTCAACAGCAAATGACTGAGACTTTACCAGCTGTTGCAGGAGCGCAAAAGGATATTGTGCAAGCACAACAGATGAGACAGCAAATGCAAGAGCAAGGACAATAGATGACTGAGCAGGAAAAAGAACAAATAGAACAGGCAAAATATCAGTCGATTTTAAAATCGACACAGGTATTAATGAGTTACCCACATGGAAAGAATTTCTTAAAGTATTTGTTTGAGAATTTCCAAGTGGGTAAAGTTCCACCTGTAGGATTATATGGAGATGTTTTGATTGAACAAACTTCATTCTACAGATGTGGAAGTGCAATTTATCAATTATGTTTAGAAGCTTCACCAGAATTGACTGGTAGCTTAATCGCTGAAATGAAACGAGACGAGGAGAAAAATAATGTACCAACTGAAGATTAAAATGAATCAAGTAGACGCAAACTCAACTCAAGGAGGAGCAGGTGCGCCAACAACGCCAACACCGCCGAACCCAGCGCCAACTCAAGCGCAAGGGGGTGTCGATGACGGTACAAAAGCGATCAACGAACTCTACGGAACGAAGCCCGACTCAACTAAAGTCGAGCCGCCACCGCAAGGAGTTCCGACAAAAACAAGTGAAACAGATCCAGCAACAGGATACGTTGCTCCACCTGCAGGAGAACCAACAGGATATAAGCCACCAGAGCCAGGAACCAAGCCAGACGAAAAAGACGCAGCTCCCGTAAAAACTGAGAGTACGTTTGATGAATCTGGAATGACAAAAGAACAGATTGATGCGGTTAAAAATTTCGCTGCAGCAAACAAATTATCTAAAGAAGCGTTGAATGAATACGTAACTTTGAGTAAAGCAGCGAAGAATAATGTCGAGATGTTTGAAGCTCAACGACTCAAAGTAATGGAAGAAGCAAAGGTTAAAATGCGAAGTGAGTGGTATAACTCATTGAAAACTGATAAAGATTTTGGTGGTGAACACTTTGAATCAAACTTAAAACGAGTGGATACTGTACTCGAAAAGTTCTTTCCAAACACCAAAAACATGTTGACAAAAGCTAAGGGCATGTTGCCTCCTGATGTTATGAAAGATTTTCAAAGTCTGCATAAATTGTTATTAGGACAAGAGGGAACTTTGGTAAATCCAAGCGCATCTGCGGATGCTGGTATGAGTGAAGATGAGAAATTTTTAGCAAACTATTACAAATAGGTTGTACTGGTTTACAAATTTTAAAAGGAGTTTTAAATGGCAACAAAAGGCGTAGGTTACGTATCGCTACTAGATGTAGCGAAAAAAGGTGATAAGGTAGCGGAAGTCCTTACACTTAAAAATAAAATGATGGGTGACATTCCGTACACCGAAATGAATGAAGGAACGATTCATAAAGAATCAGTTCGAGCGTTTTTACCTTCACCAAAATATCGTAAGGCCAATCAAGCGATTGCGTCTGCGAAGTCTGGTATCGAAGAACGTACATTCTCTGCAGCACACTTTGAGTCTCGTTCACAGATGGACGCTAAAGTTGCTTCACGCGGTGGAATGGATCGCGTTGGTATCAACCGTTGGAACCAAGCACAAGGTCATATCCAAGCTATGGCTAACGAGCACGCTCGATTGATGATCTACGGATCACCGTCAGGCGAAGGAAATAAAGAGCCAGGATTAGCAGACATCTATTACACAAAAACTGCAGCTACTAATGAAACTGCAAAGAACGTTGTTGATGGTGGTGGTGTAGGTTCTGATAACACTTCAATCTGGTTAGTTAACTGGAATCCAAATTCAGTTTTCGGAGTTTACCCAAAAGGTACTCAAGCAGGTTTGAAGCGTACTGACTACTCTGAAGGTGGAAAGTTAGTTCAATTACAAGGTTTGGATGAGACTGGTGCAGCTGGTACATTCTACGGTTATGACGAGATTTTTGAAATTGACCACGGGTTAGTTGTTAAAGATTGGCGTCAAGTAGCACGTATTGCAAACATCGACGTTTCAGCATTGATTGCTGGATCAGGCGCGAACTTAACTGATTTGTTAATCTCAGCGATGTACAAATTGGATGAGATGTCTGGTGCAATCATTTACTGTAACCGAGTTGTTCACGGTATGTTGCATAAGAAAGCTTTAGCTGATGTTAAAGCAGGTGGCGGTTTGACGTTCATGAACTGGGGCGGCGAGCAAGTATTATCATTTAACGGTTTCCCGATTCGTATTCAAGATGCAATCTTAAATACTGAAGCGGCATTGGCGTAATAGGAGGAGTTTAATATGTTTCATGATTATCAAAACGAATTAAGCGCAAAGCAAGCAATCACGGTAGATGCAGTATCAACTCACACGTATGATTTGAATGCTGTAGGGTATGATCCTTCAATGGGTCGTGCATTAACTGGACTTGTAGCTGTAACAACAGCTGCAGCTGGAACTGTTGTAGCAACGTCTTACGGTTTACAGGTTATCCAATCTGCTGCCGCTGACTTGTCTTCACCAGATGTCATTGCATCACGAACTGTAACAGGTGCGTCTTGTACTGTTGACACAATGTTTGAGATTCCGATTCCACATGGTTCAATCACTAAACGTTACATCGGTTTCAATTACGATGTAACTGGTGGAACTGCACCTACGGTTTCGTTCTCATCTTACATCGTTCCGTTTGATGAAGTACCGAAGTCTAAAGCGTTTACTAAAGTTTACGAGACTATTTAATAGGAGCTTAAAATGGCTGAACACAATAATAAGTTTCAACAATTCAAAAAGCCTGCAGACCAAAAGTCTGCAGGTGAAGTAGAAGACATGAACGAAAAAATCCGAGTCGTAGCAACAGCTGACGGAATTTATGAAAGTAAAAGAATTGTACCAGGGATGGAACTTGTGATCCCTAGACGATTGTTTTCGCATAATTGGATGAAGATTAAAGAACAAGAATAATTTAAGGAGGAACAATGTACAGTAAAACGGGAATATTTAACCTGGCACTTTCGGCATTGTTCTTACAGAAAAAGATCGCCGATTCAGAAACAGATACTTCCAAAGAGACTTTAATTTTAAACGCTCATTGGGATATTGCATGGAATACTGGACTTCAGGAACTTGATACAGACTCAATCGCTGTAACTGAAGCGTTAGAATTAATCGACGAAACACCGGACGTTCATTGGCAATTTGCATATAAGTATCCTGATAACTGTGCGTTTTTAAGACGCCTTATCCCTCAAGATGGTGGCGAATTAACAGACGACGAATTAAGTAGAATTGATAAAAAGATTTCACGATTCATGGGTGAAAAAGCAATTCTTACAAATGAAGCTAGCGCATACGCCGAATACATTCCAAACGATATTGAAACAACAGATTTAAATGCTGAAGAAGCGTTGTTCATTGCATATAAACTTGCAAGATTATGTTTACCACTTATCATAGGTAAAGACTCAGACAACGTAGCTAAATTACTCGAAGCTCGATACGAGCAAGCACATTTAGATGCGAGAGCTAAGTCAGCTAAAGAAACATCAATTTATAGCCCAGATTGGCAGCGATCAGAATTTGTTAAGCATCGGCTGTCTTAAGGAGATCCGATGACCTATATTAAAAAAGCCAGCTTTGCTTACGGGGAGCTGGACCCGTCATTACATGACAAAACCGATTCACAATCTTATTATGCTGGACTTAAAACAGCACTCAACGTCCTGGTCAATAAAACAGGTCGTATCATAAATGCACCAGGTACATGGTTTGGTTCAGAGACCAAGAATAATACAAACGTCAGACTTTACGTTTCAACTCAACCACAAGACAGTGTTATCACTCCAACAACAGGGTATAAAAATTATGTCCTTGAGTTTGGCGTTGGTTACATTCGTGCATACAATATTCTTGAACCGATTCTTTCACAGATTGAAGGAACGATTTCGGGATTTGATTTACAACTTTTAAATGAACTTTCATCAAACTATACGGCTGCAGATTTACCAAAATTGCAGTTTCAAAGTTTTAGAGAAAAAGATAACACTTCGGACGTGACGTATGTCGCGTGCGAAGGTTATCGACTTCAACGATTGGTCGTTGTAAATGACGTTCTCAGTTCTAATGCTGTCACAGGAACTTACAATGGTGTTGGGTACGAGTATCCACTTATTTATGAAAACTCTGCAGGAAGCTGTCTGTATTCAGATAAAGTAAGATCATCAGCACAAGTCGAAGCAATGTTAGGACATTACGTTGAATATGGATTTACTGTTGTCACAAGTGGTGGCGTTGAGTCACTTATTAGAACAGTATCTACTTATAACAACGTAACCAACACAGCGTTGACTGCATATCCAAAATTACCAACAAATGATGAAAGTAACAGTTTTTACATCAGTGGTATTACGATGTATTCTACAGTTTCACCAAATGCTCCTGTTGTTAATTTTCCGTCAAAAGTTAAATACATTAACGTGTATCGCAGACCCGTAACTCCTACGGGAGGACGACCCGCTGGTCGAACATCAAATAATAATGCATGGGGATTGATTGGACAAGCTGACTCAAACGGTGGATACACAAGTGGAACAACATTTAGTTTTGCATTTATCGATTTTGGTCAAGAAGCAGACTATACAAATCCACCACCAGAATCTTTCTTGGCTGTAACTGATAAAATTGTAGATTCAACAAGTCCATTTGATACGACAAGTCCATCAACAATTGTTTCGTCTTTTTCTAAATTTATAGTTAATGGTATTTCAATTTATAATAACCGATTGTTAATGTGGAAAGATAACGTATTAACATTTAGTAAAATTAACTACCCACGATATTTATTGCGTGACTTTCCTCTAACGCAAGCAACAGCACTGACACTTGAGATTGGTGCTAAGAATCCGACAATATACCATGCTGTTGAATCGTCCGGTCTCTATGTGTTTACGTCTGAAGGTATTTACTTTGGTGGAGCACAAGATGCTGTATCAGGTGTTAATCCGATTTTAAAATGGATTAACGAATCTGTTGCAGATCGAAATGTACCGCCGATTGTAACACCATACGGAATGTTCTTTGTAGATGTATCAACAAATTCAATTAAGACATTGATGTATGATGACGTTGCAAAGTCGGTCATTGCTGAAGACATATCGACTGCAAGCGATCATATTTTCTATGGTAAGAAAGTTGTATCGTGGGCTTTTCACGGAGGAGAAGTTCCACATTTATTTGTGGTCCTAGACGATGGAACAGCGGCAAGTTATTCATATTCTAAAGCTACGGGATTAAATGCGTGGACTCGTCACAACACAGACGGTCTTTACAAGTCTGTGATCAGTTACAAGTCTTGGGATACATCAAAGAGTTATATGCTGTTTGTGGTTTACCGTAACGGTAATTACGTTATTGAACGATCAAGTATTCGAGCATTGACAGACCCACAAGACTATCGAGCATTCTCTCATTCAAGCCGATTATTTTATTCAACATATCAAATCAACGTACCGCCAATTTATACTTACCCATCTTGGGGTGAGTGGACTGTAGTCGCTGGTGCCGATACACTTTGGGAAAATACAGTACGAATCACCGCATTTGTTGGAGCATATTGGGATACTAGAGTCGGTAGCGTTTTTGCGGCGTATGTACCGAGTACGGATGATTATTATTACATGACTGTTGCAAGCGTTGTATCAATGACATCGGTAACATTTACAATCACAGGTGAAGCGTACCCACTTGAACTTCGCGGCATCTCAACTCGACTAACCGAATGTCATACTGTCATTGATGGGCTTGATCATTTAGAAGGTAAAGAAGTATCAGTATACTCGGACAACGGCGTCATTGGTTCACCTTACAATGATGATGAAGACTATGATACTTTCACTGTAACAGGTGGTGAAATTACGCTACCTGAACCACGAGCGTACAGTGTTGTTGGACTTCCGTATGTATCAGACATTGAGACATTAGAGATTGATACTAAGGGTGGAACGACCGCACTTGATAATAAGATCGTAAATCAAGTCGGGGTTCGTTACGCACGCACGCGCGGAGTTTATGTTGCTGGTGAATTACCTGCAGGAACTTCAGTTGAGGATATGGAAAATGCGCAGGACTGGACCACTGAAGACGTGGTTAACCGTCCTATCGTTGAAAAAACTGGACTAAAGGTTTATCGACCTGGAAGCACATGGAGCGGTAAGGGTAAGATTGCGTTACGGCAAGTTGACCCTTTACCAATGGAAGTAACTTCAATTATATTAGACGTAAGTAAGGGGTAACAATGCCAATACCATTAATCATTGCAGGAGGACTCGCAGTTGTAGCTGTCGGTTCTCAACTTATATCTGCACAAGCACAAGCTAATGCAATTCGAGCACAGGCCGAGTTTCAAGCTAAGATTGCTGAATTAAATGCACAGATGGCAGAGATAGATTCTGTTCAAGTTCTTCGTGAGGGACGTACACAAGAGGCTAGATATTTAGGCGATGTGACACAGGTCCAGGATGCTCAGACTGCAGCGTTTGCTGGTCAGGGTGTCGAAGTGAAGGGTGATGCAACAGGTGATCTTATAGCTCAATCCTCGTTGAATGCGGCACTAAACCTGGTAGATATGCAGAACCAGGCTGCGATCAATTCTTCTAAGTATAAACGTGAAGCAGATCAGATCCGATCTAACTCTGCAATCAATACATACAATGCTTCAAATTATGCACAATCAACTTTGATTTCTGGTTATACAGGTGCTGCAATGACCGCTGCAAATTTTGGAATGCAAGCGTATGGATTAATGGGTAAAACAGATGGTGGTGGACTACAAACAGGTAAAGCTGTTATGAGTTCAGAAACAATGTCAGAAAGATTGCAAAAACCTGCATTACAATTAGAGTCTAGCGGATTTGGTAATCAAACAGGTCTTTCAAATTCATACGGCCACAATCACTGGAACAATTTTTACTTATAGAGGTATCACATGGCAATCAATATCCCCTCAATAAAACGATCTGAACCAGTATCACAAGGGTCAATCGGTCGTGACCAAACTCAAGCTCCAAGTGCTGAACCGTACATTAAAAATCTAAATACCATCGCTAGTGTGTTTGAGAAAGGTGCAGACCTAGCTTTTAAATATGAAAAGCAAGCGCAAGATACTGAACTACGTGATCTTACAAATAAATACAAAGCGTCACTATATGGAACTGGTGATGAAAAAGAATCTTGGACTGTTACTCGATTTCAGAAAACACCTAAAGAAGGTCAGGACTTAACTCCTGCATTTGCTGGTTATCAAGAGTATAAGCAAACACTACGTAATCAGATTATGTCGTCTGCACGAGGTGGTGTAGCTGAACGATTAAAAACTGAATTGGCAGATGTAGATTTTTATGCAGATCGAACAGTTAATGTAGAATTTTACAAAGCCAACAATGTTCGTAAAGATAAAGTTTATAATGCATCAATTGAAATGGTAAAACAAATCGACATTCCTGCAGCTGTTGGTGCATATAATCCTAAAGATCCAGACACAATAAAACAACTTGCAGTTACATTTAATAAAATTGCAGAACTTTCAAAAGAACACGGATTAGCTTTACAGTTCAAAGAAGGTGATCCACTTCTTCAATCAATGATGCGCGAAGATGTTGGTGAAGCAGTTGTTAAATCAGTTAATGATGCACTTAGCATCAAAGATACAGATAAAGCCACACAGATTTGGATGCAGTTTCAAGACTTAGTTCCAAATAAAAAAGCTGAACCACTTAAAGCTAAAATTGCAGACATTGTAATTGATAAAGAAATTGATACCTGGGCCAACAAGTACACGGGTTTATCTGAAGAAGTCGGACTTGCTAGAATTAGAAAAGAAGCACCTGAACAATTACAAAAAGATATTGAAGAAAAATACATTAAATTAATGACTCGTAAATCTGAACAACTCGGTCGTATTTCAGAAGGTTACAAAAACACTGTAGCTAATAACTTTTTACAAAGACGACAAAACGGCAATGCTCCACTAACTTTAAAAGAAGTTAATACTGAATATGGAGCAGAACTTAAAAACATGAATGTTGGTGATAAACAATACATCTATAATTTGGTCGGTGCGCGAAGTAAAGCTGGTGATCCAGTTAACTATGAAAAAATTATTGATAAGTTTGAACGCAATGATCCAACAGTTAAGTCTTGGGGTATTGAAGATATTATGCGAAATACAGTAAATTTTAGCACAAAAGAATATAATAGTGTTATTTCAGCTTGGGAAAAACGCAATGACTGGTCTGCTGATCATGGCAAAGTAATGAGAATTTTAAAAAGTTCAACAAAGCGTTATCAAGTTGAAATTGATAAAACTTTTGATTACACCAGTGGGCAAGAAGATGTTTGGGATAATAAGATTAGACCTTGGCTTACATCTGAAATTGAAAAACTTCCAAAAGAAATGACACAATCAGAAATAGAAGAAGAATCAAAAAAACTTAAAAAACAAGTCTTTAAAAAACTATCTGATATAAAAGCAAAAGAATTGAAACAAGATGATGCTTTTAAATTTTCAACTACAACATTACCAGCTAAACAAAAAGAACAACAAACTATAGCTCCGACCGATCCCATTGATAAAATAAAAAGTCAGTTTAAATCGGCACCGGGTAAAGGAACGAACTAATGGATTCATTTTTAAAAGCAAGCGAATTAACAGATGCAACGGGATTAACCCAACAAGAAGGTATTGATTCGTTTGTAGAAGCTGATATTTCTGGTGAAGATTTATCAACATCATCAGATAATGTATTGAACAAAGTAAAAACTGAAAAGATACAAACAGTTACACCAAAATTAAAAGCGTATATTGATAGAGACCCTGCAAATGCAGCTTCAATATCAGAAGATGTCGATAAACTCAGTAAGGCTGAGAAGTTTTTTGGTGGAATTTTTACAGCTGGAACACGCGCAGAAAAATCTGCAAATATTTACACAACATCTCATGACTTGATGATGAATAATCTTTCAGATGATGAGCAAAAAGCAAAAGCAGAATCATTCATAAAAAATGAAGCTAGAGAATTAAGTTACTATTCAATTTATGACCAGCCTGGTGATAGTAAAGCAATTACACTTCCTGGTAAATTAACATCATCTATAATAGGGATGGCTGATTCGATTACTAGAAATCCTAAAACAGCTACAACAGGTGCCATTGCAGGAGCACCCTTTGGTATTATTGGGTCTGTTACAGGAGCGTTATTAACTGCAGGTACAAAACAAACATTCATAAATGCAAGTGGTCAAATCTGGTATGACCAGTACATTAACCAGCCTGAAGAATTAAAAAGTAAAATTGATAAAGATTTTGTAAAGAATGTTGCGCTCGGTACTGCTACGGTATCTGCAGGTGTTGAAGCTGCATCAACTTTACTTTTAGCAGGGTCAGCAAAAGCTGCAGAAACTACAGCATTGAAATCAATTACTTCCCAAGGTGTAAGTAAGATGATGACTGAGTTTGCAAAAAAAGGAACTTTAAATCCAATTTTAGAATCTTTAGCTGTGTTAGGTAAAACTGTAGGTACAGAATTTATTAGACAAGGACTGATAGCAGGCGGTCAAAATTCAATTGAACAAGCAGGAAATATAATTGCATCACCTAATGAAAATCCTGCAACATTTTCAGTTGATCAAATGATGGACAGTATTTTAATAGGAACAGGAACAGGATTGTTATTTAGAGCCACTGGTTCTGCATGGGGTAAACTTAATAAAAAGGGAGAGCCAGTCGGTAGCGATGGTCCTCCACCTCCTCCACGCGACGTTACACCAGGTGGTCCTCCATTATTACCAGGACCTAAAGATGGTGGGTCATCACCAATTATTGACGTAGAAGTCATAAGCGACGTATCACAGCCAACAACGGGAACAGGTGAAGCAAGACCTCAACCTGCACCAAAAACCCTGGAAATGTTCATCTTTGAAAAAAATCTTAAAGATAGAATTGCATCGGCTGAAGAACAGAAAAATACAATATCAGAAATTGCTGATGATTTGCGTGAAGCTAAGTCTTTTAAAACACCAGCGATGGATTCGGCGTTATCGAAAATTGTACCAGAGGATGCTTATTTTTATTTAGATACTGATGCAATTGCAAAACTAGAAGCAGACAACGCTCAATTCAAAGAAGCGTTTGAACGATCAACAGGTACAGCACTATTGGAAGACCACGGTGTGTACAGTATTTCTGCAGCTGAATTATTTAAGTTACATTCCCAGGATAAAAGAATTTTAGATTATATCACTTTATCACCAAAAGAAGAGTCTTTAAATAGCCTAAGATTGATGGACGAAAAATGGAAAAATAACGAAATTATCAACACCATATTTGATGGTTTAGATATTGAAAACATTACACCAGGTGATCGTGATAAAATGGATGAAAAGATCCACAAAGTCATGATGGAAGTTATGGATGGTGTTTACAACAAAGAAACATATATTTTAAGACCGTTTATTGAAAAGTATGTAAAAAATACGATTCCTTTAGATGTTCAAAGTGATCTAGAAAAAGCTGTATTTGAAGAACGTGCAAAAATTGCTGATGAAGTTTTAGCAAAAGAAAACAAAAGATCAGATAAATTAATATTTTCTGATGTTAGAGATCAACTTCCGGCAATTGATGAAAGAATCCGTGATAAAATTGCAGAAGATCAAGGGTTTAATGTTGAGAGAATCTTTAATCCAGGTGTTCAGTTACCAGCCGAATTAACCAATGCTATTCGTTTTGCTGAACCGTCATTAATGGGTCAGTCAGATGAAGCAATATCGTTAATACTTCGCGCAAATCACAAAAGTAAAAAGCCATATTCTTTGTTGGCATTTGATTATGAAAATTTACCTGAAAGTTACAAAGAAATTTGGAAAAATCCTAGAGTAAAGGCCAAGAAAGTATTTGTTAAAGGTGGATTAGACTTTAATAAGTTTGCAGAGCCAATTGCATCGGTTCTATATCCGAAACAAGACGGTGAAAAAAATTATAATCCAGTTCGTAAAATGTTAAACAGTTTTGTTTCAAAAGAAACACAACAAGAATTTTATGAACAGATGTATGATGATGAAATCAAATTGCAATTTGAATCTTCAGAATCAAAATTTGCAAGTTCAAAAGAAGATTACGAACGGGCCTTTCAAAAGAAAAATAATATTATATCAGAAATGATTAATATTGGTAAAAATCAACCAAAGGCATTACAAAATTTTATTCGATTGCTTGGTCGAGAGTTTACAAACAAAAAAGGTAAAAAAGACGAATTTATTTTTAACTCTGCAGAAATCGCAGCAACTTACTATTCGTATGCAATGAAGGTAAGAGATTTGAACCCTGTAATTTATGAAGTAAATGCTAAAAAGTTTTTAAAAAAAGCTGCAGATAGCCTGGCAAAAGGAGAATTTTTAGAATTTTTCCGATATAAATATAATCAAGCTTTAAATATTTTCATTGAAGAAAATTCAATAAAACTAAGAAAACAAATTCAAGATCGCATTCGACATATCAAACGAATTAATACTGTAGATGGTAAACAAATGCTCTACAGAGCAGGACAAGATTACGTTGATGCATTCTATGGTATTGTCGATGCAATCTCAGGTGATACATTACGATACGATGATTTACAAAAAACAATTTCAATTGTTAATCAATATCGAGAACATGGTGTTGTTGTACCAAACGCATTAATAAACCTAGTAAACAGATCCGTTAAATACCAGGTTGGTGACTTAACTGTTGCGGAAGCACTAGGACTGCTTGACACGGCAATTATGGTTTATTCTGCAGCGTCTAATGATTTAGTCATCAAACGCGATCAAGAAATTTTATCCACTTTAGATATGGAAAAAATTATTGAAGCAGATTTATCTAACAGACCTGAATCAGATCCATCACGATTTAAACAGCTTACTACACAATTAGAAGCGCGTGATAAAAAAGGGATTCAGAAAAATATTGAAGACAGTAAAGACCTTTTAGCTAGTCTTTCTACACAGGTTCAAAATTCATATACCATTGTACGTGATTTGGATTACGGAAAAGAAAAAGGATTTTACGGTAATTTAATTATTGATCCAATCATTGAAGCGGGTACTAAACGTGGTGAATATAATAAAACATTTAACGAATGGTTAACCAAATCAGCTGAAAAATGGTATGGAATTGAAAAATTTAATAACATTTTACGTGATACGATTTCTATTCCAGAGCTTAAAAATGATGATAGATTTCCAAATAAAATTGTAAACAGATGGGATTTATTAACAATGGTTGGATTGTTTGGGTCCGACTCTGGTAAAGAAAGACTTTTAAAAGACTTACAATTTAAAGAATCAGAAATGATTGATTTGTTAGAAAAATATTTAACACCCGATGATGTAAGTTTTGTAGCTGACATGCATAAATATTTTAGAAACGTGGATTTTCAAAGAACAGTCGAACAATTTAAAAATTTAAAAATTCCTCCACCAACAGAAATCATCGGTAAGCCTTATATTTTACATGGTCAAACTTGGTTGGGTGGGTACTGGCCTATATATACTAACGTAGATTTATCAAAACAAATGTTGACTAAGCAAGCGACGGTTGTTGATGCAATTATGAATGGTACTATTACTAGAATGGATGTCTTTAGTATCAATACTTTTGATGGCAGTTTAGAAAGTCGCCAAAAAAATCCGACATCTACGTTAAGATATGGGTATAATGATTTTTTAAATGTAGTTCGAGTAAAAAACCATAATGCTGCTTTTGCACAACCTATGCTTGAGATGAGTAAAATCTTTGGTAATCGAAACATACAAAAAAGTATGATCAATTACATGGGTATTAAAAAGTTTGCCAATTTACTAGGGACAATTCAAAACATTGCAGTTGGTAAAACAGATTATGATACTACTTTTCAACAACACTTTGATATAAATACACACCCTTGGCTAGTAAGAGCCAACAAGAACATGTACACAGGAGCACTTGGTTTAGGTTTGGGTACAGCAATCAGACAGTTTATGGGCGTACCAACAATGATGAACGCACTTATTCAACAGTACGATGGTAGCTTAAAAGATGGGGGTATAGACTTTTTTACAGAAGCATTTAAACAATCGGTATCATCGGTTGCTAATGTAAAAGATTTTAGAGATTCAATAAAAGCTATTGCGCAAGTAAGTCCACAGTTTCAATCAAACTTAAATGTATTAGCTAAGTACCCAGGTTGGAGATCGCTATTAAATTTAGAAGAAGTTTTAGATATTAGACCAGGTGTTAAATCAACACTTGAAGGATGGTATAATGTCATTGATGGTTCAATAACCCACATTCTTTTAATCCAGCTCGGTATCAATACAGTCATGTGGAAAATTTCATACAAAGCTGCAATAGAAGGAAAGATCATAGGTATTGAAAAAGGTGATGAAAAGTCTGCGTTAATATTTGCAGATAAAATGGTTAATAAAACTGGTTCAGATGAAACAGGATTAGATAAATCACCACTTCAAAGATCAATGATTGGTCAAGCCTTGTTTGCATTTAGAAATCAGATCAATCTTCAAAGCAATGAGCTTATTGGTGGATTTCAAATGCTTGGTTCAGAATTAAAGAACCAGCACCAGGTCACATCAAAAGGTGTTTCGGGAGCATTACTTACAATTCTTGCGAGTTCAGTAATACCTGCAACTGTCGGAGTTGTTTCAAATCAAATGGCTAAATCAATATCTGAAATAATTACACCACCTGATCAGATAAAAAAATATGAACCTAAACCGATTGCAGAAATCGCATTCAACAGTATCGGTGTTCACCCGTTGGTTGCAATTGTATCTGACCCATTGGAATCAGTGATTGTATATAATCAAAGAATTGAAAATATCAGTTTCAAAAATCCTATTTTAGATTTAGGTACATCAACACTTCAGACTATTTCACTTGTTGCTGATGCTTTATTTTCAGAACCAAATGAAGTTGTAGTTACAAAAGAACGTGTAACTATGGCATCACGATTATTAACAACACTTCTTTTTGGCGCTCCGAATGCAAATTTATTTCCAACTCCGTATAATACCGAAGGTAAATCAGTTAAAAACATTTTAATTAAAATGTTTGTTGAAGATTTATTAAATTTACCTAGTCGTCGTGAGATACTTACAAAAGCTCGTGGAGGCAAACAGTTTTCATTTAGCCTTGGTGACTCGTATACTCCGAGTTTTGGTGATGATTCTTTAGATTTAGAAAACATGAATCCTTTGGTAATTGCCAATCCAACTGCGGAACCTGTTAAATCAGAAAGTCAAATATATCAAGAAATGTTTGATAACGCTGTAGATAAAATTAAAAAAGGTGGATTAACACCTGAACAAAAGTCTTACTATGAACAGACCCGTGATATTATCTATTCACTAAAAGGTTATACAAATCCTGAAGGTAATGAAATTACAACGACTATGGGTACTATAAAACTTGACGATTATGGTCGAGATTTTATGACTGTTACGATTGATGCAATTGCTAGACTTGAGTCTGTAAATTACACTAAATTTGTATCACCTACGGGAGCTAAGGGTTATTTTCAATTTTTAGATTCAACATGGCAGGGGTTAGCCGAACTATACCCTAATTTCAATCTTCCTCCTAATGCAAACCTGGCATCAAAAGAACTACAATACCAGATATACTGGAAGTTCTTGGGCGAAAACCTTAAAAGATTAGATAAATTAAATCAAGACTGGACCAGTGAGAACATATTTATGAGTCACATGATGAGTCCAGAGGAGCTTAAAATCTTTATAGAGGCCGACCAAGATAAAGATTTAACCGAAGACCTACCTGTACAATTTAGACATAACCCTTTGATTATGGCAGGTAAAACTAAAAGAAATATTTTAATAAACTTAGAACAACTTCTTGACGCTAAAAAAGTTGAAGCAGAACAGTTTTTAAAATCACAAAACTTATTGACTAGCCAAGAATAAAATAGAAGGATTTTAATATGATTAATACAAATGACCCAGTTGAGACGTACACAGGTAACGGAACCCAAGATACCTACACGTTCAACTTTAAAGTACGTTCAGCTGCAGATATTTTAATTATTGTTTACAATACTGCAACTGATGCCCTGGTCTTTCAAGAACGAGGTGATGTTTTAACCAACGTCACTTCAGTTACATTCGACGCAATTAACGGCGGCGGTTCAATTACTTTACCAGCAAATTTGGCAGCAAATCGGAAATTAATAATTAAACTCGCCGCCGATACTCCAACTCAAACATTCAGATTTAGAGATCAATCAGAATTTGATCTTCGCCAATTTGAACACGCGATGGATAACTTGATGATTTACATTCAGCGCATTAACGAAAAAGTTAATCGTTGTTTTAGATTATCAGACAAGGCCAGTTATGTTGCCGCGCTCGACATGGAGATCGACAGCATTCCAGTTGCTGAAGGTATTCCAGTCTTCGATGCAACTGGTGAATTTTTAGAATTTAAAACTCCTGCACAAATCGCTGCAGCTGGTGGATCGTTTGACGATACCGCTTACGCACTTACAGGATACTCAGCACGATTCTCAGAAGCATTTGCAACAACAACTTTGTTAGAGAGCTTAGAGCAAATCGTAAACCTTTCATACCTTGCACCAACTATCAGTTTATCCGGCACTGGTTCAGGTACAATCCGAGAAAAAGGTGCTTCACTTGCTTCTGCTCCATTGAGCGCAACAATCACCAAGCGTTCAGATCCGATCTTAACTGTAAGATTTTATCGTGGTGTTACGTTGATCGACACTCAAGTTGCTGGTGGTGCAATCCCTTCTGGTGGTACAAGCACTTATACTGATTCAACTGGTTGGACAGACACAATCGCATTCTCTGCGCAAGTAGATGATGACGGTGCTACAGGTGGACCAACAACAGTTACATCAAACACTGTGACATACACATTTGTTTATCCTTATTATTCTGACAACGGTGCAGTAGGTTTAACAGCTGCACAGGTCGGAGCATTAACCAAATCAATAATCGTTTCAACTGCAACAGTAAATAAAACATTTACAGCTGCTGGCGGTGAAGTGTTCTATTTCGCATATCTTGCATCTTATGGTGCATTGACTTCGATTTTAGATGTGAACGGATTTGAAACTATTTCGGATTGGACTTTAACAACTCAAAACATTACTGGACTTGATGCAACTGCACAATCTTACAGAATTTATGAGTTTAATAATCCTGTAGTTGCTGGTTCATACTACTACAGCTTTAGACGATAGGAGAAAATCGTGGCAATTACACTAGCTTCAAATTTTGACATCAATGCTGCACTTCCAATAGATTCACGTTTCACAGTTGCAGACAACACAGCACGCGATGCAATTGCTGCAGGTGTACGGTATGAAGGAATGATTGTTTACTCAGAAGGTGATAATAAAAATTACCAATTAAAAGGCGGTATCACAAACGGAGACTGGGTGGATCTTGATGCCCTAGGTGGTGGAGGATCAGGCGGTGGCGCTGAGAATTTAATTACTGACGGTGACGCCGAAGCTGCAGGATCAAGTATTTTTACACCATACGCAGACGCAGCAGGTACACGACCTGTTGATGGTACGGGCGGTTCACCAAACGTAACAACCGCACTTAACACAACCAATCCGATCAATGGGATTACTGACTTTACATTAGTAAAAGATGCAGCAAACAGACAAGGCCAAGGTTGGTCATCTGCTGCAATTACAATTCCTTTAGCTTACCGAGGTAAGTCACTAAAAACTTCGATTAAATATTTAGTCACATCAGGAACATTCGTCGCTGGTAACAATGGTGGAACACCTGCAGATGGCGATGTGATCTGGTATTATTACGATATTACGAACTCTAAATTAGTGGAACCTTCTAATATTAAAATGTTCACAAGCGCAACGGATTTCACAGACGTTTACGAATCGACTGTACAATTCGATTCTAACTGCGCAAGCGTTCGATTAATCGCTCACGTTGCTTCGACTTCTGCATCAGCATTTACTTTACAGGTTGATGATGTGACGTTAACTCCACAGACTTATGTTTTTGGAACACCCGTCACCGATTGGCAAACAACAACAATGACAGGTTCCTGGGTCTCAAACACAACTTATGTTGCTAAGAAGCGACGAGATGGTGACTGTTATGAATACGATGTTCAAGTGAATTTAACAGGTACACCAACATCTGCAACACTGACTTTAAATTTACCTAGTGGCGATGTCATTGATACCGCTAAACTTGCAAGCGGAACCAATACTGCGTTCGACAGTTCTATTCTCGGTAAAGTAAATATTATTGCAGGTAGCGCGTACACAGGCGGGGTCAACTATACGTCCACTACTTCTGTTTCGTTGAGTTATTATGACACGAACGGAAATGGCGCGAACGTCACTCAAGCAGCACCAGGGACATTTGCTAATGGTCATCGAGTGGGTGTTATTTTCCGGGTTCCAATCGTAGGGCTTTCGTCTTCAGTACAAATGTCTGATGCTGCAGAAACACGACAAGAATATTTCTCAGCTACTAAATCCGGGAATCAATCAATTAGTAATACAACTTCAACTAAAGTTACTTTCGATACTTACACCAACAACACTCATGGATCTTGGGATACAGGAAACAATCGTTACGTCGTAAAGACTGCAGGTCCGTTTAACATCGCAGGAACAATCGGTTATGCAGCAAACGCTACAGGTTATCGACAAGTTTCATATAGCATCAACGGTGGAACAGGCGAAGTGTTGAACCAAACCAACAGTGTCGGTGCAGGTGACCCGACTACTTGCGGATTCTCAGGTACTACACCGTATTTGAATGCTGGTGATTACATCGAGCTTTACACTTATCAAAATTCTGGTGGTGCATTGAATGCTGCTTTCAACTTGGCGCGATTAAGAATTACTAAGTTTGCAGGACCTCAAGCAATTGCTGCAGTTGAAAAAATAAATATGCGATACACAACAACTGCAGGTCAGTCTTTAGCTACAGGTGACACAACACTTGCGTGGCCCACAAAAGATTATGATAGTCATTTAATGTTGTCTTCTAATACTACAGTAACAATTAAGGCTGCAGGAGTTTATGCAATTCATGCTGTTCTTCATGTTCCTGCAGGTGCGTCAGGATTATCTACACAACTTTTTAAGTTATTAAAAAATGGAACTATTGTAACTGAATGTAATTACGCCAAAACATATGTAGTTGGTGTAGCTGATAAATATGAAGTTTACGACGAACTAAATCTAATCGCAGGCGATACATTGACCGTAGTTTACAATAATGGTTTCGGAGTTGGTGCAATACCCGCATCTACCGTTGCAGGTCACAATTCATTTAAAGTACACAGAATTTAATAAGGAGAGCCGACATGAGTGAACAGCTTATCGAATGGTTAAAAGAGGACTTACAATCAGTGAAGTCTGATGTAAAAGAAATTAATGCAAAAGTCGATGAGATGTTGGCATTCAAATGGGAAATCGTTGGAGGGTCAGTTGTGATCTCTTTAATTGTTGGTGTTGTTTTACAATTCATAATTGCATGGGTAGGTAAATGAGTACTACGAATTTTGTTCGTGAAGAAATATTACCAAACCAGTATGAAAATTCAGATGTAAAAAACATCACGGGCACTGTCGTCGGAAACAAAATGGCAATGGACGTGGTACTCCAAGGTGGGTCCGTTGGGTCTAGTGTCGTTATCGACCTTGGTGACAAGATCAATACTTTCGACCTTTATCAACTTAACGACCTTGAGGACGCAGCAACGTCTTATTTTGGTTTGAGTGATAAAGATGGGAAGTGGTTACTTAAAAAGTTTGTCGATGCTGCGGGAACTATGCGGTACGCAAATGAATCTAACAACCCAACTGTAACAGATTACTCGACAGCCTGGACAAATCGTGCCACGCTTAACTATAATCTATTTGGTGATTTAACTAATTATTAGGAGAATTTATGTCTAAAGCAAATGCGTTTGAAAATGATCTGTTGGTTTTAACTTTCAATAAAACACTTGCGGCACACCTTGGCGTACTTTCAACAACAGGTAATGCTGATCTATACGTCGCCCTTCATACGGCTGATCCAGGGGAAGCTGCTTCGCAAACCACGAGTGAATGCGCGTTTGGGGCCTATGCGCGTGTAGCGGTAGCACGAACTGCAGGTGGATGGACTGTATCAGGTAACCAGGTGCAAAATACTGCAGTTATCAACTTTCCAGAATGTACATCGGGTTCTGAAACTGTTACACATTTCTCAATCGGAACTTCAGTATCAGGTGCAGGACAGGTTCTTTACAAAGGTGCATTGACTGCATCACGTAACGTATCGTCTGGTATCACATTACAATTCCCAGCGACTTCAATTACAATTACAGAGGACTAATGACTAACCAAGAAATGGTAAAAGCATTGAAGGGTGATCTACAGCAAAAACAAATGCTGTATGATTATTTCTTTGGTAAAATCTCACAAGGCGAAATTTTAGAAGAAAATGAAATCCCTATGTTTGAAGCTGTACGCAAAGAACTCACTAAAAAATCCGAAGTTGTGACTATGTCCGGCTCTGCATCAGGAGTCAGCGGAGCACAGATATGATTAGAGGTCTTTGGGATTACGTTCAGGCAGTTGAAAAAGGTCAGACAAATTATTCATCATGGCGAAAAGTTCCTTCACAGGTAACAACGAATAGTAATTGGTTTGATCTTTCAATGAGTCCTGGAAATCCAAGACCTCAATATTATGCAGCAGCTCCATTGCTCGCACAGCAAATGAAACAATCAACAGATGGTGGATTTTACCACGGTCAATCTGTTTCATCCGCTGGTTATCAAAAGTATTTAAAAAATTTTAAGTTGACTCTTTTAAATGCAGCGGCACCGATTCCGTTTATGCTGCTTGATTACCTTTTGTATTATCCGTTTGTTGACATGGGAACTAATGATGAACAATTCATGGATAATGCTGTGTCGCTACCAAGATATGCCGATGGTTTAGGTGTGCAAATGATGGCTGTATCTGTTGCATCAGGCACAGGTTCGGGACCATCGTTCACAGTAAATTATACAAATTCAGATGGTGTTTCTGGACGCACAAGTCAGACAGTTACTTTAAGCGCTGCAACTGCCAATGGTTCTATTTTATCATGTCATCATGGTTTGAGCACTATTGTCGGGAATGTACCGTTTATAGGTCTACAACAAGGCGATAAAGGTGTACGTTCTGTTGAATCAGTTACGTTCCCGACTCTTACAGATGTAGGATTATTTGCCCTGGTTTTAGTTAAACCGTTGATGACTTCTACATTTTTTGAAAATACAGCACCAACTGAAACTGAGTTAATTGCGCATCAATCTCAATTACCAAAGATATACGATGATGCTTACTTAAATTTAATTATGTGTCCTGCTGCGTCCGTGAGTGGATTTCAGTTTTTTGGCGACATAGAAACAGTATGGAATAAATAGGAGAATAATATGCCAGGTTTTACAAGTTTTGACGATATGATTCAACAAGCAACAGTGAATGGGCGTGCTGCTCGATTTGACTGGAATAAAAACTTTTTACCAACAACCGCAGCGACAGCCAGCGAGTGTCATTTCTTAGCTCGTGGCGCTGGTAACCCTGGAGCTGATTCACTTTTTAACACTGGAACAAATTTAACATTTCAACCAGTTTCAAATACAACTACAAATGCCAATAGCATCCAACACGGTGATGCGGTAAGCCCCTATTATAAATACATTGCAAACGCATCTGCATGGTCAACAGCTGTAACGTCTGCACCGTCAATTTTAACTTTAGTTGACCTTGTTGGTTTTTATCGAGTGACATCTGTAACAACCACAACTGCACAAGCCACAACAAATACTCTCTCGCAATTCTCAACCTTTACAGCTGATGCAGGTACAGATATTTGTACGCACACTAATATTAATTTGTTTCCTTACACTCGTGTTCAGTTAACAACAAGTGGAACATTACCAGCGGGTTTATCTTTAGCGACAAACTATTACGTAATAAAAGTAACAGATACGACTTGCAAATTTGCAACGTCTTATGCGAATGCAGTTGCCGGAACAGCAATAAATATTACAGATACAGGTACAGGTACACACAATATCGTAACGCTTTTGCCTCGATACACAAGTGGAGCAGGACTACAATCAATTTTCTGGAATACGAATGCAACAGCACTAGGCGCTGCGACTCCAAATTTATCTTTAGGTTACACAAACCAGGAGCAAACAGCATCACGTGCAACACCAACAACTTTACCAGTCGGTAAGACAACACCAGCCAATGGTTTGATTTTATACTCTGGAACTGGTTCTGGTAAATACAATCCATATATGCCAAGACAAGGTGCCGATAGCGGTTACGCTTCGATTGAAACAATTCAAAATTCTACATCTTATGTGTCAGGCGAATATTCCGTTGGACTTGTAAAACCTTTATTTAATTTACCAATCACAACATTAGGTATCGCATCAGAGCGTGAATTTTTCTCACAGGTCCCTGGTGGATTACCAAGAATTTATGATGGTGCTGCACTTTATTGGATTGTTAACTCAGGAGCTGCAACACCTGTGAACTCATCTTTCTTAGGTCATTTTGATACAGTTTGGGGATAATAGATGGCTTTAATTGGTAATGGTTCGCTTTTAAATAAATCGTTTCAAAGAACTCACGGTGGTACAACTACCGCGCTTTCTTTGCATGGGAATAGCAAACCATCATTGATGTCTACGAATATTTTAAGAGCACGAGCACAATTACAATTTAAAAAAGCATCTATTCCTGGAACTGGTTATGGTCCAGGTTCAGCAATCATGATGCCGAGATCATCTGGCGAAATTGGTGCTACTCGCGTTGAAGGAATCGCAACAGTAACAGCTACAGGACTATCAGCAATGATTGTAGCACTCAATGCAATCGCTGGTACATCAACAGTTCTTGGTGCTGCGAATGCAATCGGTTTAGTTACTGTTGCAGGAACATCTGCAGGGGTAGCAACCGCAACAGCAAACACTTTAGTTGCATCATCAATGAGTGGAACAATCGCAGGTATTGCAACAGTGGCAGCAAACCTTGGTGCTGTTATTCCCTGTGAAGCATCGAGTGCGGGCGTAGCATCATCGTCTGTAAACCTTAAAGGTATCGGACGATTAAACGCTACACTATCAATAGGTGCTTCAGGTTACTTATCAAATGACGACGTTGAGCGATTAGCTGAAGCGGTATGGGACATTGTAACTGCAGAACACGCAACACCAGGAACCACAGGTAAAGCGTTAGCTGATGCAGGTGGTGCAGGAAATCCTTGGTCAGCTGATACATCAACCAACAATGATCCAGGTACGTTCGGTGAACGTGTTCAAAAACTTTTAACTACAGCTAAATTCATGGGTACAAAATAATGGGTGAGTACATAGACAAAACTACACAAATTAAAAATGACATCACAAAACATCATAACAATATTGTGAAGTTTACACAAAAAGATCATCTTAAACATTTCCAAAAGATTGACCGTCATGTTGCCGAGCATGACAAGAAAGCCCAGTCTAGTTTTAAAATGCTTGAGAAAAAATTAAATTGGATACTAATATTATTAGGTGCAATTGCACTAACAAACATAGCGAAGGAGCTAATATGACATTAAAAGAAATTATTTTAAAGGGTTTAGAAGCAATGGCTGTTCAAGTTATTGAAGCTAAATGTGACGAAGCAGCTGAAAAAGCAATTGCTGCGTTAGCAAAAATCATCCCTGGTCAAATGGATGACATTCTTCTTGCGAAATACAAAGAAGAAATGAAAGCCATTTTAAAAGGTGAGTTACTGAAAGCCGCTGACAAAATCGACGGTGTAGTAGGTTAATTTGAATTGCGGCCTACGGGCCGCTTTACTTCGGAGCAAGCATGATAATCAATGACATCTTTAGTTTTTTAACCAAGCCGATTCAAATGTGGATACAAAGAATTGGATACAAAGAACCACGGTTTTCTAAACCAGAGATCAATCGAATGTTGGGAATCATCAAAGCAGGTGATGTGCTTGGTAGTTATGAAACAGGACGCATTACTTCGTATTTCATCAAAGGCGAATACGATCACGTTGGTATTGTTGATGCAGGTTTACACGTTATCGAAGCAGTCGGTGACATTATTGTTCGAGAAAAAAAGATCACTCTATCTTATTTGATTAAAAGATTTCTAAATAAGGTGCCAAAGATTAAAGTTCAGAATCTTGGTGGAGTAAGACGTGTTCCACTTGAAGATTGGTTATGGCGCAAGAACGAAATATTTATTGCACGTCATAAAAACTTTCAAGTTGCCAATCGTGCGGCAACAGAGTCGAACACCTTCATGGGTGCCGATTACGATTATGGATTTAAAGAAGGTGATGGTAAATACTCATGCACCGAATTGGTTAAAGAATGTTTCCGTATTGGTCAACCAAACTACATGATGAAGAACCGCATTCCACTTCCAATAGATTTTTTGAAGCAAGCAGATATGATTGTCATTTACAACTCTATGAAGGAAAAAAGAAAATGATTGAAAAATTAAAGTTATGGTTATTGAAGCAAGCAGTTAAGTACGCAATTAAAACATTAAAAACTATTCCTGATAAAGTTATCAACTACTTTGAAACTTTAAAAGAGAACAAAGCAAAGTTAGAAGCGTATCACGCTGAACAATTATCCGAGGAGGCACGTCGTGAAAGCGATATTAATTTACTTAAGTAGTTGGGTATTATTTTCATGTGCAATGATCACTCAGCAAACTATACCACCAATTACGGTACATACCGTGGATTACAAGAAGCAGGAATATCTACCGTATGATTTTAAAGGTGAAGATCCACAGACTTGCCAGATTAGGGTGAAGCCAAAACCGCGCATTCCATTTACAGATCCAAAGATGCAAGATCCGATTTGCATTTCACCTGAAGACTATTTAAAAATCCGTCACCTTTTAAAGAACCGATGTGAGGCACGTAAAAAGTGAGACCATATTTTCCATCCGAGATGCGTGAAGCATTAGACGATTCGTGTGTTGATTACATTTGGAAGTCTATTGTTCAAGTCGCTGCGAAGTCTTTTGTTGATGTTCGAGAAGAAGGTCCAAACTCTGGTTACTTCATCGAACTGATGCAAAAGACTGTAAACAACAAAGCAGAGCGTGAGCCATATTGTGTTGCATTCGTGCAGACAATTATTGCTTACACTGAGTATCGGACTGGGTTGCGTTCACGATTACCATCGACTGAAAGCTCTATCATCATGTGGAACATTTGTCCTGAAGACATGAAGTCAGATAAAGCTTTCATCGGTGCAATAGTTGTATGGCAGTGGAAGGGAACCGTTAAAGGGCACGCTGGTATCGTAACTGGTGTGTTTGAGAATGGGGACTTTAGAACTGTCGAAGCAAATACAAATGCTGGTGATTCGTCTGGGTTCTCTCAAGGTAATGAAGGGGAAGGTATCTATTCAAAAGTACGCCCACCAGGTGACGTGGGCGATATGGTCCTACTTGGATTCATTACACCTTTTTAAGAGTCGTAGCCAATTGAGCAATAATTTCTGCTTCTGCATTGGCTTTTTCAACTGCAGCAAAAACATATTTAATAGCTTTACGAGCGCGACCAGCGTTGAACTCTTTGCTACCTTTATCTAATTCACAGATAATTTTAACCAATGCGTCCTGTGTTTTCTTTTTCATTTCTTCTCCTTTGTTATAGACTGTATCACCAGTCAATGATTTAATTTATTTAAGGCAGGGTTTTATTGTTCACCCATCCAGTCGTGTTGACCGAGCGATGCCTGAAGTCGGTCACTTCTTTTTAATACTTACATCTTTCGGAACTCGACCACCTGATGAACCACCAAGGTTAATTCTGAAATTCAATCTGTACTTGTGCGCTTTCATATTGATACGACTGACAAGGCTTGATACTGCAGTCGATGCGTACTTTGGTGGTGTTGTCCCACGGTACAGAGCTTGCGCGATTGCCTTGAGTGTTGTAGTTCCTTTGCCGATAATATTAATAACTTCCAGTTCGTTGTAGCTGAAACAGTTTTGTTCTTCTTCTGTTAGATGCATAATTTTAATATTTCCTTTGTATAGTAATCGTAATCAACATCCGCAAAATCAAAGTCACTAGCTTTGTTACATTGCTTTATCAATCTACCAGATTCAATATGACTTTCAAGTTCTACTGAATAGGTAGCTTTATTTTTAGTGTGTATGCGTTCATCCCACGTACCTTTGGGTATCTCTGATAAAATTTTATTATAGTATCCATCTGTTATTCCATTCTTTCTTTTGTATTCACCAACAATACCTTTAGGTTTCGACATCTTGGTCATTGGTTCGCCTTTGGTCGATACGTAATATCGAACTGTCTTCGGGCATTGTTTATCACCGATAAAGACTAGTGAGTTTGCGGGAGTTTTATATCGTAGCATAAAATCAAAAGGGTCAGTTGATAGTCGAACAACAAGTTCAGGATTGATACCGTCCATCATCGCTAGCTGCGCAGCTTTTGGAATTATCATTGCCGAAAAATCTTTGTGCCAGTTACCGTCGTAATCTTTTTCAGTTTGGGGGAACCAGTAACATCCTTTTGCTTTTATTTTCATAATCTTATTCTCATTTTAAAATCCCAAAATAGTTATTGCAGTCACGAATCCAAAGCTTTTTATATTGAGCTTCTTCAAGTTCTAAACCTGTCATCGACTCCCATGCAGTTCGATACATCATCAACCAATCTTTCGATGCCTTTGGAACATAGCAGGTGATACCGTCTGTGTTGATTTGAATAATCTGATTGCCTGGTACATCTGACATAAACTCAGCAAGCTGAAGCAATTGTAGTTGTCCATTGATCGTAATTTTTAACATATAAGATGGGTCATACATTGCTGACCAGGGGTCGTTTGATTTACCGTATGCACCGTTAAGTGCCAGCTTGAACATTGCATTTAATGCTGTACCTTTTTTATGTTCTAAACGCTTGGCTTTTAGACCTGCATATTTATGCACAAAGTCTGCATTTAAATGCATGGGATAAAAGTTATTAACAATACCAATTGATGGGTATAGTGATGTTACGTCAAGGTCAATGATCTCATACTCATCGTTTGCTTCGTAGTATTTTGATTCGACTGATCCGTGGATACCACCAATACCAAAGTAGTAATCGAACCCTCGGATACGCTTGTTAAAAGATAAATGGTTTTCTGCATCTTTTCTCCATGTGAGAGTTTTGAAATGTTCACGAACCAGATCAAATTCATCATCTCTGAAATAAATTTTAGGTAAAATAATATCCTTCAAATGTACGTGGTAAACCGTCGTCTGCTTTGGTTGTCCACCACTATAACAGTTATCACGACCTAATTCTTTTACCAGGTATTCGTAACCAATCTTAACATCAGACATGTTGAGCACATCACCATATATCATCTTTGAATCTTGAATGTCTTTTCTCAGATCGATCAAGTGTTTACATTTTTTATAAAACTTATATGTTTCGAGCACGTCATGAATGTTGTACTGAAGCAATACGTCTTTTTGTTGGTCATCAAGTGGACCGAATGGAAAAGGTAGATCCTCTACAGAGTCACTTCGCATTGCAAATTGTAACGCTTTAAGGGAGGTTGCACGTGCCTTGTTGTCAAAGTGATTAATCTTGTAGAGGTCTATTTGTTTTAAGTGACGATCTTTGGTGTTCCAAATTGTCAGTGATTTATCACCGCTAATAATCTGCTGACATAAAGATGCAGCAACCTGATAAGTAAACGTGTAAGGTTGCTGCATCAATTGATGAATGATTGGGTAATCAAAACCGACATTATTATACCCAACAAAATAATAGTCTTGTGATTTAGCGTACTGCAAAAATTGTAAAAGTTCCTGCTTCTGATTTTTACGATCAGATATTTCAAACACAAATAGCTGATCAAGTTCTTCAACGTAACCTGTGAAGCTGAAGATGTTTGGTAGTGTTTCCAGATCAAATACAATAATTTTCACTTTGTTTTTCTCCGATGATAACCTTCTTTTGACTTCATATTATTGCAAATTCTACAAAGTCTTGTGCCTGATTTTCTAATTGTAGTATTAGACTCATTAAATTCATGACCTCGTTTACAGTGTGTCAAGTTCATATTAGGTGTAACACTTCGTCCTTTTGCAGCACGATCACGATTGTTGTCTAACTTAGTACCGAGAAAAAGATGGTTCGGATTTACACATGATGGATTATCACAAGTATGACAAACACAAATATCTTTTGATAAAGGTCTTTCATGAACTAAAATCCATGCTGCACGATGAGCAAGTTGTTGACCTTTTACACGTTTGAATTTTCCATAACCTTGTAATGTTTTTGATCGTTGCCATTCCCAACATCCTGAATCGACGGTTTTAGCCGCCGACCAGAAGTCTGTTATTACATCTTTTCGCTTCGGTACGTAAGTCATCTATCGCTGCCCACCTGGGAATGGAAAGCCAAACCCTGTTGGTTGCTGTGGTTGTTGCGGAACTGTTGCAGCACTTGGTCCTTGCGTTGGTGGAACCATGCCAGGGAACTGACCAGGCATTGCAGGTTGTTGATACCCTTGCTGCATGTGTTGCGGCAATACTCCACCGTAAGGAGCACTCATACCTGGGAATTGTCCAGGAGGGGCAACAGGCTGTGAGCTTGCACCAGGAGGTGTAACAGGAGCGGCGGCACCAAAGATCGCGTCACCATCGGCAAGCATTGCGTTTCCACGGCTAACAATTTCTTCACCGTAACCGATTAACTGAACTGCATTTGGATTCAAATACATTCCAGCTTTACCAGAACCTTCAGAAGGATGCGCTTTCATTGTGACTTGAGTACGTACATAGTCACCACACTTAACACCTTCGTTGATCATGATGTTCTTGCCTGACTCGTAACGGAACCAGTTGATCGGCATTTGTGTTGTTAATGAGAACACAATACAGCCTGCGTAACCTGGGCGTTGATTGTAAGGAACACCTTTTTCATCAATTGCTGTGTCACCGTCTTTAAACTTGTATGCGAATGACGGTGGGATGTGACCTGTTGGATACACTTTTAATGCTTCACCTTGCATTGCTTGCATGAAGTCCATCAACTGTTGGTTTTGTTGTCCATCTTTCATCTTTGGTACTGCTAAACCGAATCCGTATTGAATTGCTTGCTTACCATTTTTATCAAGCTTCGGTGTTTGAGATCCGTAAACTGTTTGAGGTTGTCCTTTGAATAAGTCACCGGACTTCCAAACAATACGACCTTCTAAAAGTTTTGCCACTGCTACTGGTTGTTGTGTGTTGGGTTGCATGTTTTTCTCCTTTAATTATTGCCGAATATTTTATCGGCTAGTTTTGATTGGTCAATTTGTACAAGGTCTATTCCCTTGAATGGTTTCTCTGCGAATGCATTAATGATTGATTCATCAATACCTTTCTTCTCGATCTCTGCAGGTGACATTGTGTAAGTCGCTTTCAGATCAACACCTGTCATCAACTTAAACGCTTCAACGTCTACATCTTTGCGCCACTTGCGGTGACCGTATTGTTTCTGCACACCAAATCCTGGGATTGCTTCGCCCTTCATAATGCGATCTTTAACTTGGTCTTTGAGTGCATCCATTTTAATTTTGAAAATATCTTTAACACGCTCATAAGTTTTCAACATTTGTGCAGCTTGATCAGGTGTTAACGCTTCTCCCATTGTGTCGTTCATTGTAAAATCTACAGAGTTATAAAACGCAATGTTAAGTGCAGGACAATGTGATGCAGCACCTGGGCAGTATCTACATTTGTCACTGGTTGAGAATTGTTTTGGTTGCTGACATTTATCAACCATTGCAGCGTATGCACGTTCAAGTTCTGTAGGTTTAACTGTGACTGATCGAACCCACCCGTCGATATGATATGGTCGTGGTTGAATAATCATCAACTTAATATTCTCGTAGTTGCGACCACGTTTCATCATCTCGCCGATTGCATAACTTAACAGTTGATAATTGTTTTCAACTTCTACGATTCTGTGACCATACTTAATGTCCATGATCACCAAGGTATCTCCACCGTTTTCTTCCCATGTGTAATCCAAATGACCGACGACTGCATAATTATGCGTGAGTGCAAATGATATTTCCTGCTCACAAATCGCATCGGATGGGATTAAAGGTAGAATTTTATGCGCATAAAAATGCATGTCTTCGTCAAAGTTCACACCGTTCTTTGCTGCAGGCATCGAAGCGATCTCAGTACCATTTTTAAATTTAAACTCAACCAGTTCATGGAACGCAGTTCCCTCTTTTGCTGCGTCCGATTCAGTCTCTGGTAATCCAAGGAAGTCTGTAAATCCGTTACACTGCATGAAGCGAGGTAACGAACTTGATCTAATGATTGTTGGTTGCATTAGTAGTCACCTTTTTTAGTGATGTGACCTTCAGATACTAATTGATTATAGAAAGTTTCAATTTTCTTTTTATCTTTCGACAATGCGTAGATGAACGGAACACCGTATTGAGTGCAGTAATCTGAAAGACTGCGAACTGTAAGGGTTCCATCCTTCACTAGGTTATTTAAAATCACTGCAAAGTTATTTAAAAAATCAGTCAGTGAATAAAAATTCTTCGGTGTTTGTGTTAAAGCTTCTTCGACTGTTGCAGGTGACTGCAATGCTGCGACTTCTTTTGCATGAGCTTTGCGTTCTTCATCTGTTAAGATGTCCCCAGCAGTGTCCAATACCGAAGGAGCTTTTGCCACAGGTTCAGCTTTGGTTTTGCGTCGTCGTTTGGTGGCGGTGTTGCGTACTTCAGGTGTGTTCTCCACAACGGTTTCAGTTCCCACGTGTACACTGGGTTCCTCCTGTACGTCTTCAGCATCAAATAATGTTACGTCCGGTGCTGAGTGATCGACTGTAACATTAGCTTCCATAGTTACGATCTTAGAATCATTAATAGCTTTAGTAACCCGAACCATTTCTTCTGTTGAATCAAATTCAATCTCTAATTTAAGTTTCATTGTTTCTTTCTCCTAGTGTTTTATTAAAGCATAAATAACCCACCCCTGTCAAGAGGTGGGTACAAAAATTAACAACCTTTTTTCATTGGTTTAACTTTTTTAGCAGTTTTCTTTTTAGCCATAACGTCCTCCTTTTATTTGATTTCATTACCCATGTCATCGACCACCACAAGTACATTGTTTTTTTGCGTGATGTCGGGATTAGGTATTGATTTAATAGAATAACCATTAATTGGTTGAGTCAACGACAACGATATGACTCCTCTGATTTTATCTTTAGACAGTTCTGTCAGTGCTCGTAACCCGTCTTCAGTTATGTATTTATTTTGTCGTTGTAGATTTATAAGTGCTTCAAATACTATATCAGAGGTGGCTCTATCATCCTTGTGTTCCTTTAAAGGTTTGATCGTTGTGGTTTCTTCAAACACAAAACCTGTACGTGTCAACACTCTGGGTACGCCAAGTATCGGTGAGCCGTCTGAGAATTTAGATGTCTGCATGATCAATCCATATTGCATACCTTCTAAAGATTTACCTGTTTTTTCAACGTACTCATCAAGTGAAAGTCGAATTGCAGTTCTAACAATACGTGAGTGTGAAGGTAATGCAGAACCCCCAAGACCTGCAAATTGTGTAAGGTCTTTATTCTGCGATGAGTTTTTACCGATGTGATTTACGAGCACAACCTGTGAAGTTGATCGGTCTCTTAGCTCCCCTGCCCAGTGTGCAACTGCTCTAGAGTTATCGTTATTATCACCTTCGCTACCCCAAAACATATTGATAGGGTCAACAACAATCATTCGTGGGTCGAAAGCATTAACAGCTTCGAGTACCAGGTTAAGTGCGATGTGATTTGCTGTTAGATGTCCATTGCGATCTTTGGTAATTACTCGCATGCTAGATTCTTTTTTTACGAGAATAGATTTGGTAACAATATCAATTTCCGCATCTGTCAATTGCATGTCTCTAATTACTTTACCTGTTAGTGCATAAATTTTTTCAGCTGTATCCTCTGCTGTAATAAATAAAGTTTTACCACCTGGTTCAAGACATTCATGGCCAAGGAACGGTTTACCGAGTGCCATACATACCGCTTCGTTCAATAATAGTGTGGTCTTACCTGAACCACCATCTGCTACGAATAAAGTGATGTCATGTGATGACCAGTCTTTGAAGTTTTGTCTGCGTTTTAAATGTGATTCATCGAAGAACATATCACGGGTTGGCATTTGTGGTGTCCATCCGTTGATAGTTTTCATGTTTACAACAGGTGTGGGTTCAAATGGACAGAGATCGCGTGCAGGAACTTGCAAACCTTTTGCGAATGCTGATTCAATTGTTGCCTTTGATTCGCTATCAGATTTACCACGCAGCTTTGCAGCTTTAAATAATTCATCGTAAACAAACTGCTTTGGTAGCGATCCAGTTCCGATCAATTGTTGTGCAGATTCAAATGCTTTTAAATTTAAAATGTTGTTTGCTTCGCCTGGTGGTGCGTAAGTTATGTCCGAACAAATCTCATTTAGGATTTGCATAGCAAGGCCAGGTTGAATTAAATACTCTCCACCCTTGCGCTCGTATGCCTCTGCTTTCTCTGCGTCTATAAGCCATTGTGGACAGTCGGCCATCGGTGTCTGATCGAATCCGTAATAGATTAAATAACCACGTTCACCACGAGTATCAACACCGTCTGCGTACTTTGATGCTGTGTTTTTAAATGTTACACCTGGTGGTGCTTTGTAAATTAAATGAAGTCCACCGCTCATGGTTCGCTGCGATGTGGTCGGTGGGAATACTAAACCTTTGGCTCTTGCGGATTCAATACCGTTTTTTCCACCTTTAATGTCAAAATCTACCCCGATAATACCGTTTGCTGAACCTGTTGGAAGTCCCCAGTAGGTAATTCGTTGGCCGAAATCTTGCTTCCACTTATCTATCTGAGCTTGATCTGTAGTCGCAAGCTCATACCAATCTTTGATCAAAGGTAATTTGATCTTGTCTGGTGTAAGCGTTACAGGAAAAATTCGCATGAGTTTGTCCCTTTGTCCGTTAATATTATGGTGCGCAGACAACCGACATAGGGACAAAGCTACATCGGCGTCCGATCAGTTGGGAGCTACCCAGCCTTAGCGCATGAATTTATAATTCAATATTGTTTGAATGTAACCTTCAACAGAATTAACAAATGACGCAATACCTTTATTCATTTTTATCACGTCCATGAACTTCTTTTGTGCTAATTCGCGTTCTGTTTCAGTGTATCTCCACTTTGAGTTCTTGACTTCAATAGCTGTGAATACTGGGATTTTTGTTCCCACCATTTCTTTTGTAACTTCAACCATTGTAAATCCGATAAGATCGGATGATTTAAAAGCGGAGTTGGATTGCTTTGATACATTACCGAGTCCGAAAAATACCATGCGTCCTGTGCTATCCAAAAAACCACCTGAATTGTTACGCCACAACTTATGGCCAAGTTTGCTAGATTCAATTTGAATGTCTTGTTGTATTTCTTGTTCATTCATTAATAGTCTCCTGAATATTTTTAATTCGCTCCTGCATTTGCAGGTTTGGCTCTGCAAGGGCTTGATTAATTGTGCATCCAAAGTCTGAATAGAATTTTTTATGAAGCGTTCGATCATCAAGGTTCCATTTTGATTTCATAATACCTGCCCATGTTGCAATCGTATCTCGAAGTGTAACTTGAGTTGCAATTCTCAATGATTGTTTTTTGTATGCTGATTTACCCGCAACTAAACCTGCAACAGCAGTTACACGTTCCGCAACTTGTTCAGGTGTTTCTAATATTGTTTTAGCTTCAAGTTCCGATATTGTTTCAGGGTCCAGCAAAACTAAGTCGCCATCAATAAACTCAATAGGTACTCTACCGCTTTCATTTCTAGTCACCAAAGGAACTGCTTTACAATAGGGACATTCTTTTAAAAACCGTTCATAAATTGCAAGGCATGAGTGACACGTTCTAACTTTACTGATTGATCGTTTGCCTGGTGGTTCTAAACTCCACTTGCGATCAGTACATGGAAGTCCGTGACGTTTAATATTACCAACGTGGTCAATGATGATTGCGTGCGGTTTGTTTGGTGATGGTCTGAGACCACGACCGACTTGTTGCAAACATTTACCAAGGCTCATTGTCGGTCGTGCTAGAATAACAGTTTCTACAATGCGCTTACCTTCCATGACAGGAACATCGAACCCTTCATCAAATAAATCCACGTTCAACAGTACATTGAGTTTGTTATGTTTAAATTCATTCACACCTTGAAAGCGTTCTGCATCGGTGGATAGTGATGATAAAAACTTTGCAGGTATTTTGTTCTCGTTAAATTCTTTTTCCATGTCTTGGCCGACTTCTAAAGTCGGTGCAAATACAATTGCCTGGGAGCCTCTTGCAAACTTTAAATAATTTTCCACCACGTCACCAACAATGCGTGACTTCTTTGCCGCTGCTTTGATAACTGCAGAACTGAAATCTGATGTCAGATTTTTAACGTGACCAAGGTGCTTCTCAAAGTCTGATGGTGG